CAACCAGCATCGGTTATGGCAGCATCACCAACATCCATGGTCTTGCCTACCACATCATCCAACACAAATGGTCCAGCTCGAATATCGAGTTTACCAATATCGGGACCACTGCTGTCGGGCTACTGAATGAAGGTTCCGCCGTCAACCAGAACGCCGTGACATACATGGACGGTCTGGAACAGGCGGATTACGATGATCCGGGGTATGTGAATACTGACGCGGAATTCCGCTGCGAAAACCATACCTACGATGGCGTTACGGTGAAAAATTCCGTCCCATCGGGTGCCGCAGGCCAGACAACAGCATTCTGGATCAGGACCAACGTTCAGGTTAATGGATTGTGGATCAACGATATCACGGTCCGGGGTTGCCAGAATGTGATGTGGATCATGGGAGGTCCAACCGGCAAGGGATCTTATATCTCGGGCGGCATCGACGGCGTGAGTATTCGCGGCACGACAGATGATCCGTTCAAGGTTGACGTCGGCGCCGATACAGCCTCGATGAATTTCTTCATCCGCAACATCGTTATCCGGGCGTTGACTGCACTTAGCACGGTAACTTCGGCTGGCAGGTTCTACACGCCACGGTTTTATTTCAAGCTCGATGATTCCGGGCCTCGCGTCCGGGCCGTCGACACCATTCCGCAGAGTTATGCAGGAAGCGGGCCGATCGCATTTGATAGCGGCGTAAATGGGTTCTCCGTCCTGACACTGGCCGTCAGCACGGCATCCGCATGGGTGAAACTTGGGGATTACTATGACATCTGATTGGCCGAACCAGTCAACTGCATCGCTCAACAAGTTCTATGGCGACCCGGACAATGGCTCGGGTTCTGCCGACCTTGACTGGCAGCGCGAAAACCTGACGACGATCATCCCGCCATATGCCATGCAATACGGCGGCAGGAAGGTCAGCAAGATCACGGTTCATAAGTTGGTCGCCGATTCCCTGATGCGGGTGCTGACGCGCATCGGTCAGGAATTTACGGCGGCACAGCGCAAGCAATATGGGCTGGACCAGTTCGGCGGCGTGTTCAATTTCCGGCGCAAGCGTGGCGGCACTGGACTGTCAACGCATTCATGGGCGATTGCCATTGATCTGGCTGTCGCGCTGAATGGGTTCAGCGTGGTTTACGGATCGCAGCCCAACATGATGCCGGCGCGCGTTGTCGAGATATTCGAGGATGAGGGATGGACGTGGGGCGGGTTGTGGTCAAACCCTGATGCCATGCACTTCCAGGCGGCTGATATTACGGGCGCGAAGAAGCCGATGCCGGTTCCTGCGCAGGATAATTCAGGTTCGATCACCGACGCTGCAACCGTGACCAAGGTTCAGACCGAACTGAAACGGCTTGGCTATACCGAGGTCGGCGATGTCGACGGCAAGATCGGCAAGATGACGCGCACGGCAATCCTGGCATTCCGAAACGAAAACGATATGCCGGTCGTGGACTATATCGACGCCGACATGCTGGCTGCACTATGGGTTGCAAAGCCTCGCGCATTGGCGCCGTCGCGGGTTGATGCGCCTCCTGCCGTCGTTCGTGAGCAGGTTCCAGAAGCCCGCGCGGCATGGTGGACGAAAGTCAGCGCGTGGGTCGCTGGCGGCGTTGCGGGTATCGGCGCGGTATTCGATGGCGTTCTCGATAACCTGGACGGCGCGCGCGGATGGCTTGAGCCGTTGAAAAACACCATTGGCGATGTTCCGGTTTGGGTCTGGTTTGCCATCCTTGGTGCTGGGGCAATTTTCCTCTGGCAGAAGTCGCGCAAGGCCGAGGTTGCCATCCAGACCGCATACCAGTCGGGCGAACGCAGATGATCGCGTTAATCGCTCGGTTCTGGCCCGCATTGGCGGTTCTGGTGGTCATCGCCGGGGCATATCAGTCTGGCGTCAATGCCGAGCGGAGCCGGGGTGAGGCAGCGACGTTGCGAGTTCAACTCGAAACAGCAATAATTGATCGAGACATAGCGCGCAGATCGCTTATACGGGTTGCGGACGATGCCGCCGAACTGGCGACATCCGCGCGTGAAAACGAGGAACAGATTAATGCCCTCCAAGAAATCATCCGCACTCGCGCTGATCGCGGTCTTAGCCAGTCTGAGCTTGATGGGCTGCTCGGCATCAAGTAGGCAGTCGGTGATCCCGCGCATGATCCCCGGACCGCCTGCATACCTTGTGCCGGTCCAGGTTCCGCCGCCCAAACTGGGTGAAGATCCATATGAGATCGCCGCCCGTGAGCGCGCTGGACGGTTGCAGGCTAATCGAATAATTGTTCGAGGCGCGGCAGAGTGGTCCGCCGTTGCCGCCGAGATTGCCGCGCCATGACAACTGAAATCGACATCGCCGCAATACTGCGCCGTCTGGATGGTATCGAGCGCAACCAATCCGACCTTGCCGCCAGCCATACCAGGCAAGTTGATCTGGCTTTGGATTCGCAGAAGCGCCTTGGGGTGCTGGAAGAAATATATAGCGACAGGCGCGTTGACGACGCCCGCCGCGAGGAACGCGAAAAGTCCATGCAGAAAGATATTTCGGATGTGCGCGAGGATATTAAATCCATCAAAGGCGCATTTACGAAATTGCTCTGGATCGTCGGCACCGCTGTGATAGGAGCGTTTGTGACGTTCCTCCTGGCTGGAGGGTTGAAGATTGGATAACCGGGTTCGAGATGCGATCCTTGGCGTCCTGTTCGTTATGGTGACTGTGATGGTCATCGGCACATTCGGCCCAGCTATTGAGACGCGGTTTTTCCCGGTCTATAGCAAATTCGAGCTTGTGAGCGCGGATGAGACGGAAGGCGGGACGGTGGCGCAGTTTCGCTATGAGAAATTGCGCGAATGCCCGGCGCAGGGTTTTGCATGGTATGTCGGGGAGTTGGGAGCGGCATCGAGGCAGATCGTTGTCGAGCCTGTTAATCCGGTGAATGGTCCGCGCGGGGTTGGCGCACATGTGACCACCCCATACCTGATGGATGTCGATCTTCGGCATATCAAGGATGGAATGCGGGCCGAGATATTTAATCGCTGCCATGCCTTCTGGGTCAGCAGAACAGAGATTTATCCATAAGAAAAGCCCGGTGGTTAAACCGGGCTTTGGGTTATCTGGACGGCGCGACGATTATTCGGCCTGAACACCGTCAGATTTTTCTGAACCGCTGGCATCAATCGCCGCAGATAGGCCGGCGATAACCCGGTCGAGATCGGACTGGCGCGATTGAAGGGCGCCGACAGTCGCAGTAAAAATTTCAGTAGCGTCATCGACTTCACGCTCCATTGCGCGATCTGCGGTTGCAATGCGGGCATCGCGCACTGATGTTGCCTCGGCGATCGTATTGTCCCGCGTTCGAGTGGCGGATGCGATCTGGGCGTCGATCAGTTCTCGTTCATCAATGGCGTTCAGTCGTTCCCGCTGCCATACAACGGCATGGCCTGCGGATTCCAACAGTACGGGCCGGTTTGCTGGCAATGGCGCGTCAGACAGGTCGGCGATTTTCAGGTTTGGGCGGCGGGTCATTAAAATCCATCTCCATTGTATGGGTCGTGGTCGTCGGGGCGATCGCCGGATCGGGCGACTGCGATGCAGATAAGGGCGGCGGCAATCAGCAGCCCGGCGATGATCCATAGGGTCATTTGTTGCGGGCCTCGATCATGGCGTCGGCGAGTTCGTATGCCATGGATGAAATTGCTTCTGCAGATGCCCCGGCTGGCCCACTTACTATGATCGAAAGAAGGCCATTTGGGCTGGCATCAGACAGAAACCCGTTCAGGGAACTCGCAGCGAAATAATCTCGCAGGGATATCCCCTTGTAGAAATCACCCTGTCCGCTCGGAAACGCCGGACCGCCATCATTTTTTCTCATTTCTTATCCTCCGGTTTCAATCTGATTTTTTCCATCCCGCAGGCATACGCGGTGAAGGATTTAAGGTCGGCGAATGGGCGCGGGCCGATTGTGTATTTCATGGCGTCCATACCGCGCCGGTCTGGCAGTGCAGCCATACCCACTTCACGCTATCGTCCAGATAGTACGCATCCATGTTTGCGCCCTCCCATGCCGTGACGGTCGGACGCGGGCGTGATGGGCCTTGAGTGAGGTATTTCACGATATCCTCATCGGTTATGGAGTATCGTGCTGGCGTCATGAATGCCGATGGAAATTCATCGCCCATGTCAATCGTGCCTGCGTCGGTGATCGGATAATTCGCGGTCTGCATTTTCTGGCCCTCTTGATGCGCTGATATGCGCATAAATTATTTATCGTGTCAACGCCCTTGGGTCGCCGAGCAAATCAGGCGTATGCCACGACTGCCTGCCGTCACGGTCGCGCTTATCCTTGTCGCGGTAGTGGGTGGCCAATAGCGTCATGGTCGGACGCCACATCCCGGCATGGGTGTCGCGCTCGAACCGGCCAGCCATCAGCAGATCATATAGTTCGGCGCCACGGGTCATGCGGCGGTTGTTGAATGCCTTGGCGCATGTGTGATTGCAGAATTTCGGTGCAGGGCCTTTCCTGACGGGTTTAGGTGTTATCTGGCATCCACATTCCATGCAGGTCTTGATTGCCATTCTGGTGCCCTCTGTGAGTATTTGACTAGTTTTATTAATCGCCGCTGTCGTATGTCATATCCGCGCCGCAGTGTTTGCACTCGCCACGGTGCCAGCCGCGATTGGTTTCCTCGCGAGTTGCAGTTTCGGTGCGCTCATGTCCGGGGCATGCGTTTTCTCGTGCACGGCGATCCTGAAACTTTCGGGCAAATTCCTGACTGTCTGGCGGGAGCATCAGGATTTCATCCTCGGTCAAAAGACCAACGGGAGTGCGGCGGATTTCTTCAAGTGTGCGCATTATATTGCCCTCATGCTTTCCGGGAGTTCGGATGGCGCATAGCCATACCATCGAGCGCGTTCGTTGTTCTGGCGCCAGTCGGACAGGTGCGCCCATTCATAGACCTTGCCAACCTGCTTAAACACGCGCCGATCAAGCCCTTTGCGAACTTCTGGCTCAATCATAACAACGGTGCCAAGGTTGCCAATTTCGATTGAAACGCCCATTCCAGAAACTCCCTATCGGCTAATTCCGATAACCCCATATGCACATAAAAATCCCACGCCGTCAACACCGACTAGTCAAATAAAAACGCGCCCGGTTATCCCGGACGCGCTCCCTTATCCGACGATGGCCGGATTACTTTTTCTTGCCGCCAGTCGCTTCGGCCAGACGCGCAGCCTGATCCTGCTCGGCCTGATCCTGCTCGGCAGTGAGGCGCCGGAATGTCTCGGTGCCATCCACCAGGCGAATGGTCTGGAAGATGTGGCCGGCGAGGTCGGTGGTCGCTTCCAGGATAACTGCATCAGCCGGCATGGGTTCGGTCGTCAGCGGCCATTTGGCAGGATCGGTCATGTCGGGTTCGGTCGTCGTGGTTTCGGCGACTGGTGCGGCATCTGTGCTGCCCTGCTTGGCCTTCACGCTGATAAGCTCGCCGATGAAGTCGTCAGGCAGCTTGCCGGTCGCTTCGATGTCGGCGATGGCCGAAAACGTTGCAGCCTGCGCGGCAAAGTTTTTCTTGTCGATGGGCAGGAAATAGGTGGCGGTGATGAGAAATCCGGTGCGTTTGGTCATTTGTCGTTTTCCGTTTCAGGTTCAGGTTTCGGGGTAGGCGATTTTTTGCCCCAGTCGGGCAAAATGTTTGAGCGATCTTCTGGCCCGATTTCCACGTGGCCGGAGATTGCGGTAACTGAATAATTTTCCTTGATCTCGTGTTTGACGATGCGAGTTTCGATGCTGGAAAAACTGCGCGCAGCTTCGTCATTGGCGTGAACCCACCATAGAAGGGCTTGGGCTTGCGCATACCCAAATAGACCGTGACCGCCATCAAACCTGGGCGTAGGAACGCCAAAATCGCACTGGACGAAACTGACGGTTCGCCACTTGGTATCGAATATTTGATCGCCCAACGCGACCGGATCGCGGCTCACTCGGGCCTCAACGGACCATCCATATCGGGTGGAGTTGCCATTGCCGCGCGACTTGGGGAATTCCGTTTCTTCGGTCATCATTCGCCCCCTTCCGGTTTCGACTTGGCATCAAGAGCCGCCTTCATCTTGTCTAGCCGGTCCTGCGGAATATTCAGTGCATCGCGGCGCTCGGTAGTTTCATCCCACCACTTCACGGCATCCGGGGTTTTCAGCGCGGCGCCGAATTCCTTGGCGTAGATGTCGATCGGGGTTGGCTCGGGCTTGCGCTCCATCACCAGCGGCTTGACGATATACGGCTTGCGCTGCGACTTGGTGGCGGTCAGGGCCATGGTGACCTGGCTGTCAATGTCGGTCATATGGCTGATGCGTATGCCGCCGACTTCCAGACCGCCCCATTTCACCGTGGGGTCGCGATAGAGCGTCATCGACCGTCCGGGGTACTTGGATCCATCAGAACCCCAAATCTGGACCATGACGCGCCGCATCGACTTGCAGGGCTTGTATGGCTTGCCGCCATCGCCCTCATAGAAGATCGAGATAGGCTGTTCGGCGGTTCCCTCGTTCGCTGCGACCTTGGTGATGGTCACGGTGAGTGGCCCGGAAATCAGGTCGTCACTGTTCATCTGGTCGGACTTGGGGATGATGGTGCTGGATAGGTCGGTCATGCGATAATTCCTTGATCTCGGCTGATGGCCATGAATTTTTCGATCCGCGCAGCCTTGGCCTGAATGGTCGCCTCGGATGGCATGATTTCGTCAGGCAATATACCCTCGCGCGCCAGCAAGGTGGCGACGGCGATAAGGTCGTGCAATTCACCGATGATGCGTTCGGCATTGGTCATAACGTGGCCTGGCTCGATTTCAGTCGTACTGAAACGCAATGCTTTCATGCACCGTTGTCCGACTTCATCGCATTCCTCTGCCATGCAAATCAGCATGTATTCTTTCAAATTCATCATGCGATAATATCCTCCATCACCCGCCGCTCGGTCATATGGAACCCGGCAGCATGTTCCTCGTAAACCTTAATTGCCGCGCGAATACGCATCTCGAATGCCGTCGCAGCTTCACGGATCGCGGTCTGCATGACCGGATCAGGAAACACGCGCTTGACATACATCGGCATGCCGCCCGAGTACGAAATGAAGTCGCACCACTTGCGCTCCGAAATCAGCATCGCCGACTGGATTTGCAGCATGTATTCGGTCGGCACTTCGTCCAGGATGATCGTCTGCGCCTGATATTTCTGGCGGCGGGACTTGCACTCGATCAGGCCATCATCGCCGACCAGACCGTCTGGCGAGAACCCGATGACGAAACCGAAACGGTCATTCGTGACCATTCCGACTTCCTCGATTGGCGCATATTTTTCGCTGTAGAGGGCGCGGGCATAGACCTCATCTTCCAGACCGCGCAGCATGTCGTCGCCGATGTATGATGGCTCGACGTAGTTGTTGATGCGCTGGGCGGCAAGTTCGTAAAGGTGCTGGCGTTCCTTTTCGTTGCTGGCGACCTTGAGCGATGGCGTCAGGATCAGATCCATGCTGCCGGCAGTTATCATGCCGCAACGGGCGGCAAGCCATTCTTCGCTGCCTTGGATCAGTTCGGGGTGGTAGGTGATCGTCATCAGAAATTCACCTTCACATTCGGCACTTCACCATCGACGATCGCCAGCACGATCTTGCGCGCCTGATCCTCGGTGATACCGCCATGTTCCATCATGGCTTCCTTGGCGGCTTTCATGACCGATCCGCGATGCGCCTTGTCTGCTTCACGGGCGGCGGTTTCGCGTTGAACGTGTTCCGCCTCGGCGATCCGGGCAGCTTCCATCTGGCGCAATGCCTCTGCCTCGGCGTTGGCCTTATCGATTGCCTGTTTGGCAACTCGATCAGCTTCAGCCTTGGCATTCGCGGCGGCGGCTTGTTCTGCCGCTTTGATGTCGGCGATGCGCTTGGCTTCTGCGGCTTCGGCATCGGCCAGACGTTTCGCTTCGGCTGCGGCAGCTTCTCGGGCGCGGTTTTCTTCGGCGATGCGTTCGGCCTCGATCTGGGCGGCTTGCTCGGCGGCGATGCGGTCATTCTCGACACGCTCGGCATCCTTGCGGCGCAGTTCGGCCAGTTCGGCGGCGTCGGCTTCTGCCTGTGTGACGCGCACCAGAGATGCGTTCAAGCTATCCAGCGCTGACGATTTCGCGCCTATAGCGATCTCCAGACTTTCCTGGAACAGATCTGCGTCGAATTCCATCGCCGTAAGCGAGTCGATGCGGGTCTGAATTTCGCCGCTGTTCATTTCCTCGTTCGACGCGCCGAAATATGTAGCCGCGTTGATGGATGCCAGAACGTCGCTGATCTTCATATTTCGCGCGAGCTCTGCCTGTTCCCACTCATCCAACGGCTTCCGCGCCTCACCCGCCAGTGCATCGAGATCCTCGCGAACCTTGCGCCGGACTTCATCGACGGCGTTGATTTCGGCGCGCTTGCCTGCGTTCAGTTCCTTGCCAGCATCGTCCAGTGCGGTCTTGGTGCGCGTGACCTTATAGGCCAGCGACTTGATGGCATCGCGACCTTTCTTCGTGGTCAGGTCGGGAACGTGTGCATTGACCTCGGCGCGGATTTTGCCGATCAGCTCATCGAATTTCTCCGGGCTGGTCAGGACGGCCAATGCGGTTTCGGCGGTGACGGTTGCGATTTCGGTGGTCATTCGCTGATATCCTTGGATTGAGCGATCAGGTTGGCGAAAATCTTTCGCATGCCATCCTCATCAAGAGTGACACGCGCGCCAGCTTCGCGACCCGCAGGGAAATCAACATCCGCCTCTGCACTGAGGTCATTCATCGCGCTCATGGCGTCGTCAATAACCTTGCTGAAATCCTGATTATCGGCAAGGGCGACAGTCCGCGATACGGATGCATTGATAACCTCGCCATCGGTTCTGGCGGTAAGTTTCACCTGCGATCCGACCGGAAGGTTTGCGTATTGGCAAAGTGCAATCCGGATATCGGTATCCGTAAGCGTCACAGTTTGAACCCTGGTGGTTTCCAATTTCATTTCATGCCCTCTAAAATTCGATGCCGAACCATGCGCAGAAACATAATCATGCGTCAACAGGTTTTATGTGGATTATATTATTGACACCATATCGCGGTTTGTGCGCATGTGGCGGGAGAAATTGGAGGGCGATATGAAGCCAGAAACCAAAAAGGCTATGCTTGCGCAGCCTGTAGAAATCCAGCAGGAGATAATTTCCATGCTGGCCGACGCAATCACAACGCAGCAGTTCGTTGAGGCACTGGAAGATGCAGATGGCGACTGGACCGAAAGCGGCGCTGCCATTGCGGAATACATCTCAGATGATGTCGAGGGTAGCGATGTCCGAGATGAAATAACATCAGAATTCATCACCGAAGCCGATCGCCTTCACGAAGCAATTTGCGAAGGCCGCAAACAGGATGCCATCGACATCCTGAATGCCATCCTGCCCGAAGCCGGACTGCGACCTGCGCATGTCCAGAACGATCTTTTCCCCAACCGCGTGGAATTTTAATTACCATGTTCACCCTTACCTGCATGGCCGCAGAACTTGCGCGCGCCGTGAATCTAGTCACATTCGTGTCGGGCAATTCCAAACAACTCGCCATCCTGAAATCCAGCATGATCGAGGTCGGTGGCGGCACGGCTGTTATCGCTGCGACCGACATGGATCATTCGGTCCGCGTATCGTTCGCGGCTGATGGCGAGGGGCGTGTTTTCATCGACACTGCCGCGCTTGCCCAGAAATCCGGGGCGCTGCGTCCGAATTCGCCGGTCACGATTTCCGGCGACGACAAGGCCGTCACGGTGGTTCAGGGCAAGACCCGGTGGAAACTACCAGTCATCGACGGCGCGGCATTTCCATTCGAGATGACCCAGCCAATTCCAGGCGATGCGGTCCAGATCGGATGCGGTGCCTTTATCAACGCCATGACATCGGCGCGGGCCATGGTTCGCGAACTTGGTGGCCAGCCGATCAACATGGGCGTGTATCTCGACACTCGCGACGGCTTCCGGGCAATCGGTGCCGACTCGCGGGGTCTGGCAGTCGTCCAGATCGACAATGAACCATTGCCGGTTTCTGTTCTGGTGCCGACCAATTCTATATCGGCCATGTTCGGCATTTTCCGCAGCGCCGATGTTCTCGATGTTGTCGCGACCGATGCAGGCATGACCATCAGCGCAGATGGCGTCATGTATCGAACCAAGCTGGTCGAACAGGGATATGCCGACTGGCGCCGCGCTTTGGTCGCCCAGACCAAGGACATATCGGGATCGGTCATTCTCGATGCGGCTGATCTGATCGCGGCCATCAAGCGCGCCACGGCCATCGCCGAGGATAAATCCAAGGACGGCACATCGGTCGCGGTTCGGTTGACGTTTGCCGATGGGGAATGCTGCGCCACGGCGAAAAACCGCAACGGCGAGGAGGGCGTGGATTATTGCCCTGCCGAGGGCGATACTGGGTCATGCATGGTGACGGCTGGGTTCCTGCTCGATGTGATCGGGTCGTTCACATCGGAACGCCTGAAAATCTGGATGAATACGCAGGTCGGCGGTGCGATCACAGTCGAAAGTTATCCCGCTGAGAAGATGCAGAATATTCGTGTCCTGATGCCGAGGCGTCTGTGATGGAATTGTTTCTCGATGGTAAGGTACAGTTGTTTTCCGGGGACTGCCGGGAACAACTCAAGCTGCTGCCTGATAATTCGGTCGATGCCGGCGTGATGGATCCGCCGTACGCGCTCGTCAGTATTGTAAAAAGGTTTGGAAACACCAAAGAATCTGACCAGACCAAAACAAGCGAAAGAGTTCGCGGCAGGGTTGATGGGTTTTCTCGTCTAGCTGCTGGCGGGTTCATGGGCAAGAAATGGGATACCGGCGAGACTGCGTTCGCCATCGAATTCTGGGCCGAGGTTCTGCGCGTGCTGAAACCTGGCGCGCATTTGGCTGCGTTTTCGGGGACGCGCACGTATCACCGGATGGCCTGTGCGATCGAGGATGCCGGGTTTGAAATTCGGGATCAGTTGGCTTGGACATACGGGTCGGGATTTCCGAAGTCGCATGATGTCAGCAAGGGGATTGATAAGGCGGCGGGGGCAGAGCGTAATATAATTTCTGTGGTTCCTGCGTTCGGCATTGGCGGTAACGGGGTTCTTGGCGGGCATTCTGACGGCGCGACCATGAAAATTGATGACGGTCCAGTCACCGAAGCTGCCCGCCAATGGCAAGGCTGGGGAACCGCGCTGAAACCATCATGGGAACCCATCTGCCTCGCGCGCAAGCCGCTGTCCGAGAAAACCGTTGCGGCGAATGTGCTGCGGTGGGGTACGGGCGCGATAAATGTGGATGGGTGTCGGGTTGAAAATGCTGAGTATAACCCAAGCGCCATACAAAGAAGCCAGAAAAAGCAGAGCGGCAATACCGTAACTCTGAATATTCCAGGTCATGAACAGGCAACGTATAACCCGTTGGGCCGATTCCCAGCCAACCTGATCCACGATGGGTCGGATGAGGTTGTGGCGGCATTTCCAGATACAAATTCGACAGGCGGATATCCGGCGCAAGGTGCCAAGTTCGGAATGCATGGCGGCGAACGTCAGCAGCTCGGTGATCGTATCGTCATGGAGAATTCGGGAGGTTCCGCCGCCCGCTTTTTCTACACTGCCAAAGCTGACGGTGACGATCGACTCGGCTCCAAGCATCCAACCGTCAAGCCCGTCGACCTGATGCAATGGCTTTGCCGCCTGATAACGCCGCCTGGTGGCGTCATTCTGGACTGTTTCGCCGGTACCGGAACAACCGGCGAGGCTGCATGGCGAGAGGGATTTACCGCGATCCTGATGGAACGCGAGGTCGAGTACCAAGGCGACATCCGTAAGCGCATGGGTATCGCAAACCAGCACTCTGCCGCGCGCAAGATCGCCCGAGCAAAAATAATCACTGAAAAAGACCCTGACGATTTCTTCAATATTTAGGAGCTGCAATGTCTAGCCTGAACCAAGTCCAGTTGATCGGCAACCTCGGCGCCGATCCCGAGGTCCGCAACCTTCCATCAGGCGGCAAGGTCGTCAACCTGTCGATCGCCACATCCGAACGGTGGAAGGATAAAAACACCGGGGAACAGCGCGAGAAAACCGAGTGGCATCGCGTCGTGATTTTCAGCGAACCGATCGGCAGGGTAGCCGAAAGCTATCTGAAAAAAGGCAGCAAGGTTTACCTGCAAGGGGCATTGCAGACCCGCAAGTGGCAGGACCAGTCTGGAGCCGACAAGTATTCCACCGAGGTCGTTTTGCAGGGGTTCAACTGCCAGCTCAAGATGCTCGATGGCAAGCCTGCTGGTGATGGTGGTCAGCATCGCGATTCGGGTGGCGATCAGCAATCGTCATCATCGGGTCGTCCGGGTCAGAACCGTCAGCAGTCCAATAGTGCCGCCGCGTTCGAGCCTGGTGGCATGGACGACGATATCCCGTTCTGATGATGGATAACCGAGGGCAAAATTTACCAATGACCACGACCCGTGAAAATCAGATGACGGCGCGCGGTTTCCCCAAGGAATGGCGCGCCATCATCGAGCAGGAAATACGGGCTGAAAAAATGCCCATGGCCGTGATGATGGATCGCAACCTGCGCGGAAAAGTGCATCAGGTCAGGCGCAGAATTTGGGTTCGGCTGCACACTGAATTGGGCGTGATCCCGTACCGCATCGCTTTGCGGTTCGGGTTCCATCATACGACTGTGCTGTATTCGTTGCGAAAGCTGGGGAGGCAGAAGTGAGTGAATGGCAGGCGATAGATAGCGCGCCCAAGGATGGTCGGGTAATTCGGTTGGCGTGGTTTGACGCTGGCGTTTTGCAGGAGTGGTTTTTGATGCAATGGGGTCATATCCAACGCAACGGATTGTTCCCAGAAAATACTGGCATGTGGGTGTCGCCCGATGGATCGATGACATGGAATGGATCGCCAGATGATGGTGGCCCTACTCACTGGTCAGAAATCGAATGATAACCCTGTTCCCCGACCAAATCGAACTTGATGGCAGGCTTCGGTCTGCCATCAGGCAACACCAGTCCGTGCTGGTTTATGCGCCACCCGGTTTCGGCAAGACCATCCTTGCCGCGCACATCATCAACGGATCATATCGCAAGGGTCGACGCGCCGTGTTCGTCTGCCATCGCAAACTGTTGCTCGAACAGACCGCCAAGACGCTATCGAAATTCGGTATTAACTATGGGTTCATTGCCGATGGATATCCGCGCAACCCGCTGGCGAATATCCAGGTTGCAACCATCGGCAGCATTATCAATAAACTCGATAAACTCGAATTCGATCTGGTGATCTGCGATGAGGCGCACATATCCGGCGCCCCGATGTGGGTGAAACTTATCAAGCATTGCCGTGACAGCGGCGCCAAGATCATTGGCCTGTCAGGTTCGCCCGAGCGCGCCGATAATAAGCCGCTGTCGATGAATTTTGATGAGTTGGTGCGCGGTCCTGATCCGCAGTTCCTGATCGACGCAGGCAGACTGGCAAAGTTCAAAGCATATGCGCCAGTCGTCGCCGACCTGTCTGGATTGCGAAAATCAAAGGGCGATTACACGACCGCCTCGCTGGAAGAAAAATTCGACAAGCCATCGATCATCGGCGACGGCGCGGCATCGTGGGGTAAGTTCGCGCGCGGGTTGCGGACGGTGATTTATTGCGTCTCGGTCGATCATTCCAAGCATACCGCTGCGACCTATCAGGGTGCAGGAATTCGCATCGAGCATATGGACGGCGAGACCCATCCGAACGAGAAAAAACGCATCATCCTGGAATTCGCCACGGGCAGGATCGATGGCATATCATCGTGCGATCTGCTGACAACAGGGTTCGATTTATCCAGTCAGGTCGATATGGATGTACCCATCCAGTGCGGGCAATACCTGCGACCGACCGAATCGCGACCGCTGGCAACCCAGATGTTGATGCGCCCAATGCGCGCGCAGGATGGTTATGCCGTCCTGCTCGACCATGTGAACCTGTTCAAGACCCATGGACTGCCATCGGATCCGCATGAATGGAACTGGCGCGGCGAGACATCGGGAAAAAAATCTGGTGGCGGTCATGTCACGCCGACCACGACATGCGGCGATTGTTTCGCGACGTTCCATGCGTCATCAAATGCCTGCCCATATTGCGGGTGCAAGCGCGATATCCATGGCCGCGAGATCGAGGTTGTGGATGGGCATCTGGAGGAAGTCGATCCCGACCTGGTACGCCAGGCCCGCGCCGAGGAGCAACGTGCGCTGAATCGCAGGGTGCAGCAAACTCGCGGATTACCCGATCTGGCGCGCCTGGCAGTCGAGTTGGACCGTTCGGCTGGATGGGTATTCCAGACGTATAAGAACAGGCCGGATGGTCGCAAGGATATCCCGTATGGCGAGGTCGTGCGGGCGATGGCTAAGGCGAAATTGGAAGTGGAAAAACAGAATGCATGATATCGCAGAAATAACGAAACGCGCCCATGATACCGGGTTTGAAAAGGGCTCGACCATCACATTGCAGACCGTGATGGCATGGCTCGATGCGCGCGGGAATGACCATATCGCGGGCGCATTGTCTGCAGCGTCAAATGATGGATCGCTCGGTAGGCATAGACCGGATGCCGTGCACGAACCGATCATCATCGACCCCGTGAAGCCGACCGACATCGCGCCGCCGAAAATGCAACGGGATGAAGCGCGCGGCAAGGGGTTCACGGGGAATTCGTGTGCGACTTGCGGATCGATGGAGATGCAGATCGCCGGCCATTGCGAGGTCTGTTCGGCATGTGGCACGACGACTGGGTGTAGCTGATGAAAATCGGAGCGCGACCGACCGACGATCAAATCCTGGCCGCATTGAAACGTGCGGGACATGGAACGCCAACGTATGTGGTCAAGAACTGGCTTGCCGATAAGGAGTTCGGCAGGTTCGATAATCTGAACACGTCGCATGTTCTGTATCGGCTCAAGAAACTGGAAAAGGCTGGAAAGGTCATCCGGGCGAAGAACTGGTATTTTGGACACGATTATCACTGGACCATAGTGCCATGATGGCCATCGTCTGCGGTGGCCGCGATTACACCCGCGCAGATCGCGTGGCGCAGGTGCTGGACGCCGCAATAGACAAGTTGGGCCTGTGGTGCGTCATAGAGGGACGATGCCCTACAGGCGGCGCTGACAGGCTCGCGCAGGAGTGGGCGGAGAGTAAGCCGGGGATATCACTGATATCGGTATTCTCGGATGACAACTGGCCATCTGCGGGACCACGGCGGAATAAGCTGATGAGCGATATCCTGATGGGTCACGATGGCGACAAGGCCGTTATCGCGTTTGGTGGAGGCAAGGGAGCGGGTAACATGATTTTGCAGGCGCGCGAGTTTCCGCAGATCCGCATCATCGAGATCGACCGATGAGGTTCCGGCACAAGTCGGCATCGCTGATGGTCACGGTCGATAAACCTGACCAGATCGAGATTTACCGCCTGGCATCACGCCGCCCCGGAAACGGCCACGCTGGCGAGCTACTGCGTTCCGTAGTGGCCATGTTCCCCGGCAAGTGGATCAGCCTCACGGTCGGCCCATATGGCGACAAGTGGATGGATGAAAACGAGCTGCGCGCGTTTTATGGCAGGTGCGGTTTCGTGCCGGACCAGAGGCCGGAATACCCAACTCATATGTGGATTTACCCATGATCGAAAACTCGAATGAACTGACCAAGCAAATCCTGCTGATGGCGAGCAAGATGGGCGCGCGGCTCTGGCGCCGCAACATCGGGATGGGATGGATCGGCCAGTCGGTCGTTATCAAGAAACGCGAAACCGTGATGCTGGCGCCGGGTGATGTGGTGATCCGCAACGCCCGCCCGTTTCACAACGGCGAGGCTGGGCAGTTCGATACGTGGGGCTGGAAGCAAGTCACGATCACGCCTGAGATGGTGGGCACGGTCATCGCGCAGCATGTCGAGATAGAGATCAAGTTCGGCAAGGATCGGATGTCGGACGAACAGGATAAATGGGGCGCTCTGTGTGACCGGCAAAACGTCCGCGCTGGGGTGGCGCGGACGGTTGAGGATGCGGTTAGGATTATTGGTTAGGCGCGGTCCATAACCTCAAGCGCGTAGCCAATCGGGCATTCGTGGCCAGCGACAGACCAATCAAGTTCGTACAGTTCGCCAACGCGAGCCCGAACCATCGGGCATTCCTCGGCTGTAAAAAGGTCGCCCCCGGTGGCACCGCTGATGATATTTTCGGGGCTATCCTCAAAATGAAACATCATATCGGCGGCATGCAGATTTTCGATGAATGTCTTGGCTTCTTCGATGGTGTTGATTGGGGTGGAGAAGTTCATTGCCATTACTCCGAAACCAGAACCGGAAACGACGCAGCAAAATCATCGGATGCGGCGATGATGACGGCTTCCAATTCTTCCTCGGTGCCGTTTCCATCAATCACGGCTTGCGCTGCGGCCTCAATCTTGGCGTCCCATTCGTCCTGATTATATTCGTTCATTTCGATGCCCTCGGGTTCGTCGTTTCGTTGACACCATATGCGCATAAAATAATCCGACTGTCAACACGACTAGTCGGATTATTTTAGATCGTCATGGGCGGGTTTTGTTCCATAGTTGCATGGGTTGCCAACGCGGCATGGGTTCTCCTCTCAGTGAGGCTTGAACGCGGGACATGATCCAGTTGACCGGCTCTGTGGTGAAACTGTTGCCCAGCGCCTTGTATCGCGGCCCATCGGGATCATTGACGCGCGACTTGCCGGTTTTCTTGTTCGTCTTGACTTCCATTCCAGCGGCACGGAATTCCTCGGCATCCTCATCATCACCCAGAACGCGCCAGCCCGATAGTCCGGGGATGCGGGTCCATCCGACTGGATAGCCTTGGAGTTTTTCGCATTCCTCGGGGGTTAGGCGGCGGACTTGGGGGCCGGATTGAACGGCGGATGAATTTCCGTTCGTGTCCATAGTGTAGGTCGATCCATCGTCGAGGTAGGATTTCCCGATGGTTTCGTTTCCGCCAGCCTTTGGATTGAAAACCATCGGCTTGGACGATCCGCCGTTTCCAGTGCGCAAGGCATTGGCCTGGTCATCGCCGATTTCCAGATCGACGCCATCCGCGCGACCTCGCATGGCGATTGCCACGGCAGGCGGCGCACCACCATTGGCATGCGATCCCACATGGCCGGATGCTTTCAGCGTCGGGGATATATCTCCTGCGTCGGCGCCGTAGTCTTTGGAACCGAATGCGACAGGTGCATTAGATGCGGCTGGCAACGTGTGGCAAATCTCCGGTTCTGGGATCGACCCGTTCGCCTTGCTGGTGATCTGGTTCGGATCGAAAACCGATACCAGAGGCGTCTGATTATTCACGCCCTTTTTCCCGTTCGATGCGTTTATGCTAGGCAGGTCGGCGTTGCCACCTTCGGCGTTGCCCTCATATACAGGCTGCAACCCGCCACCCAAATCCATATCAGTCCCTAGTCCGCCCCCGCCTGTAGCGCGGATTGCAAGCGTTCCGGCAACTTCTTGCCCCGTTTCTCCGCTCGTCGCAGCACTCCATCCTTGGCCTCGCGGCTCAAAAAGAACCGTTGCGGGATCGAACCCGTTTCCAAAATCTGCGACAACGAACACGCGGCGGCGTCGTTGGGCGACTCCGAAGTGACGGCTATCGAGAACCCGCCATGCAACCCGTGCCCTTGGCCCGGAAGCCATACCGAAACTTGGCCAGACTGGCCGGTGGTATCCTTCGGCGGCAACGGTGAATTCGCCCGTTTCCTGCCCTTCGTCGTCGTAGATGGGTTCGCGTTCCTTGGCTTCGATCCATCGCCAGAATTTTCCGCTTCGGCCATGGGCGGGTTGTTCGCCGGGTAATAGGGGATCATCGTGGCCGATAACCGCGCCCAGGAAACATCCGAAGGCGTTTGATTTGTCGGAGAGGACGCCGGGAACGTTTTCCCAAAGAAATCCTCGCAGTCCATTTCCTTCCGCAAGCTCATGCGCCAACCTCACATATTCCAAACTCAAATTACCGCGATCGTCATCGAGGCCACGACGCAGGCCGGCGACCGAAAACGACTGGCATGGGGTTCCGCCGACCAGCCAGTCAATCCGGCCAAGCGTCTGGGGATTTATCAGCGTCATGTCGCCAAGGTTGGGGACATCGGGGTATCGGTACGCCAATACCTTGGATGGAAAATCCTCGATCTCTGATACCCCGACGACCTCGAAATCCAACGGTTCGGTTGCGACCGAGAATGCTTCGATGCCCGAGCATACTGACAGGCTGCGGAATATTTCGGTCATTTCTGCAGATCCCAGCAGTCGATCATGTCATCCCCGTATTTCACGCGTCGATGCTCCAGACCTGTTTCCATCATCATGTCGCGCAACATGGATTTCTCGCGGGCGGTCGGTGATGTGATTTTCATGGCTCGGGCAGCGAAGCCTGCGACGGTCAGAGACCATCCGCCTGGTGCGAGTTTATCTAGGGCGGCGGTGATTTTTGGGTCGACGGTCATATGCCGCAAATCCCTTCGCATTCATCGGCAAACATGTTTTCCTGCCCATCATCGCGACCGACGAAAACCGCATCCCGCAGTGGTACACGCGAACGGTGGACATATGCCTGACCTGTCATTCCGGGAAATCCGGGCCGGATACCATCGTCAATTCGGATCGCCGCTGCGAAATCCTGCGGCTCATTAACCCGCATATCCTCCCATGCCGCATCATCTCGGAACGGGCAATAAACGCATGAAGATTTCGGTGCGCGACGGATTTGCCGATCATCCGACCATTGATGGCAATCGGCGCGATCCATGCCCAATTCCATAAGCGGCCAGCGGTTCTGAATGAACGCCAGTTCGCTTTCCTTCATGCGCTGCATTTCGTCCCACGAGATGCCGATCCACTGCTCGACCTTGACACCAGATGACGCGCGTTCGCCCTTGGTAAGCCCGAGCTTGTCGCGCAAGACTTGCTGCACGACGCGCGTTTTATATTCCTTGCTGCACTGGCGCGGCATCATCCCATCAGGTTCGGCGACGTGCCAAGGGATCATCGGCGAACCCACGCGATCAACTTCACCTCTGGCAATTTTCAATGCCGCCTCGCCGAGCATATCACCAGCACGAGATGCACGGATGATCGGGAACGGAACCTGGCTTTCGATCCAGTCGAGATGCTCATATACCTTTTTCGGTTCGCCGCCTGTGTCAGCGAATACGGCAAAATCGAGCATCGGCAATTCGCCCCGCGCAGACATCAATGCCAGTGCAGTTGACTGCACCCCGGCACCTAGCGACAGGATTCGATACGTTGGG